GGTGATGAAGTATCATTCGTAGATTACGCAGGAACATTTGACACAAATAATTTAACAATCGGTAGAAACTCAGAAAACATTCAAGGCTCTGCAGCCGACTTAACAGTTTCAGTAGAAAGGGCAGCCAATACTTTGGTCTATACAGATGGAACTCAAGGTTGGTTGTTAAAGGTTAAATAGTGTCCACTTACAAGAAAGAATTTGGGACAGGCGTCCAGAACGCTGCTGGTACTTTATCAGGAGCTGTCGAAGGACAATTATGGTACGATAGCACTGCAGCTTCATTCAAGTATCAATATCCTAATTTAACTACAGCTGGGGCTTGGGCTACAGGGAATAATTTAAATACTGCTAGAACATATATAGAAAGTGGTGGAACATCTACAGCCGCAATAGGTTTTGGAGGTTCTAATCCTGGAGGTTATTTAGGTAATACAGAATCTTATGATGGCACGAGCTGGACTGAAGTAAATGATATGAATACAGGTAGACAGGGAGAAGGATCAGGTACACAAACTTCTGCACTAGCTTATCTTGGTTATAATGGTTCTAATGTAGCACTAACAGAATCGTGGAATGGCACAAGCTGGACTGAAGTTGCAGATGCTAATACTGCAAGAAGATATGGAGCATCAGTAGGTGCAGATAATACAAATGCTTTAGCTATTGGTGGATATGATGTAGGATTAACAAACATAGTAGAATCTTGGAACGGCACTAGTTGGACAGAAGTTGCTGATTTTAATACTACTAGATATACAATGATGGCAGGAGGAACAAATACATCAGCATTGATGTTTGGAGGTGGCCCTCCTACAAAAACACAAACAGAATCTTGGAATGGTAGCACTTGGACAGAAGTTGCTGATTTAAATGTTGCAAAAGAACAAGGAGCAGGTTCAGGAGCTGATAATACTGCAGCTTTATCATTTGCTGGAACTATTTCAGGTGGTGCACTAGTTGTTACTACAGAAGAATGGAATGGTTCATCTTGGACAGAAACATCTGATATGAGTACAGCAAGATATAATTTAGCAGGAAGTGGAACAACCTCATCTTCACTAGCTTCAGGTGGTCAAAATCCTGGAGTATCTGCAGCAACCGAAGAATGGTTAGGCCCAGGCCAGCCAATAGGTGCTTGGTCTACGGGTGGGAATTTGAATACTGGAAGAAGATCAATGGGAGGCTCAGGTACTCAAACAGCTGCATTAAATTTTGGTGGAAATACAGATCCACCTAATGTTGCAAACACAGAATCTTATAATGGATCAACTTGGACTGAAGTAAATGATATGAACACAGCGAGAAGTGTTATGGCATCTAATAATGGAACTCAAACTTCAGCTTTAGGTTTTGGTGGACAACCACCAATAACAGGTGCAACTGAAAGTTGGAATGGAACGTGTTGGACAGAAGTTAATGATTTAAATACTGCAAGGTATAGTGGAGGTGGTGCTGGAGCTGATAATACTTCTGCATTATATTTTGGAGGTTATACAACAGTACAAGTTGGTGTTACTGAATCTTGGAATGGAACTTGTTGGACTGAAACAAATGATTTAAATTCTGCTAGAGCAGGTAATACAGGAAATGGTATAATAACTTCTGCTTTAACTTATGGAGGAATTCCTTCTGCTGGATTACCAGCAATTGCAAATACAGAGTCTTGGAATGGTACGTCTTGGACTGAGGTAAACGATTTAAATACGGCAAGATATAATTTAGGGGGTGCTGGAGCTGATAATACAGCAGCTTTAGCTTTTGGAAGTACGCCCGCAGCAGGTATTACAGAATTATGGAATGGAGCAAGTTGGACAGAAGTTGCGGATTTATCTACAGCAAGAACAGATATAAATTCAGGTGGAATAGGAACAATATCAGCAGCATTAGTAGCTGGTGGAACACCAATAACAACAGCAACAGAAGAGTGGAGTTCTTCGTCAAATACTGTTAAAACAATAACAACAAGTTAAAATTAATAAGGAGGAAACTATGGCAAAAACATATCAATACTGTGTAGCAGAAAACTGGGGAAAAGGATTCATCAATCACGATGAGTCTTTTAGAATCACGTTTGCAAGCTTCCCTGGAAATGTTTGGCAAGTTCCTGCATACAATAAGCACGCTAATTTATGGATTGCTAAAGTTGCTGGAGTTGTTAAAACAAAAGACGAGGCACAAGCTATTGTTGATGCTGAGGTTACTGCTGCTCAATCTGCGTGGGACGCTAACAATGTTGAAGGCGAAACTGCGGAACAAAAAATTGAGAGAATCGGCAATAGACCTGCGGACATAACATTGGGAGAATAAATTTTAAATGGCTGAATATAAAGGCATACACGGGACTAAAATCCAGAACTATACAACGGATCCTGATAATCCGATTACAGGACAGGTGTGGTATAACGAGACTTCACAGACAATGAAGTTTCAGTATCCTACCACTATTGCTTCTTGGAGCACGGGCACTTCTATAAATACTGCTAGATATGGTGGTGCCACTTCAGGAATATATACGGCTGCATTACTTGCTGGTGGTCAGGACACTGCTAAAGTTGCTCTAACTGAATCTTGGGATGGAACTTCTTGGACTGAAGTTAATGATTTAAATACTGCAAGAGCATACATGGGATCATCATCTAATGCTCCTTATACAGCTTCATTAGTTTTTGGAGGACAAAGTACAGTTAATCATGCTGATACGGAATTATGGAATGGTAGTAGTTGGACAGAAGTAAATGATTTAAACACTGCAAGAAGACAGATATCAGGTATTGGAATATCAACTGCAGCATTAGCTACAAATGGATATACTACCGCAGCAGTTAATTTAAATGAATCTTGGAATGGAACAAGTTGGACTGAAACAACAGATTTAAATACAACAAAAACTTATAGAGTTGGTGCAGGAACTCAAACAGCTGGAATTGTTGCTGGAGGATTACCAGAAGGAGGAAATACTGAGACTTGGAACGGATCAGCTTGGACTGAAGTAAATGACATGAATACAGGTAGATATGCTCATGGAGGTGGTGGAACTCAAACGGCACTTTTAGTTTATGGTGGTGACCCAAGTCCTGCAGTTACTGAAGATTGGAATGGAACAAGTTGGACAGAAGTGAATGATTTAAATACTGGTAGAGATCCTTATGGACAAGGAACAGGAACAGCAACAAATAATTTATGTATTGGTGGTTTTGTATATCCTCCTGCATCATCAGTCTCAACAGTAGAAGAATGGAACGCAGCTACTCCAGTCGGGGCTTGGTCTACGGGAGGCAGTTTGAATACGGCTAGAAATAGATTGGGTGGAGCTGGGACTCAAACAGCAGCTATCGCTGCTGGAGGAGCTACTCCTAGTGCAACAGGAGTAACAGAATTATATGATGGTTCAAGTTGGACAGAAGTCAATGATTTAAATACGGCTAGAAGAACAATGTCTATGACAGGAACACAAACAGACTCTATTATTGCTGGTGGTTATAATGGAACTGTAAATGTTGCTAACGTAGAAACTTGGAATGGAACATCTTGGTCTGAAACAACTGATATAAATACAGCTCGAAGAGGTGCAAGAGGCTCTGGATCTAGCTCAGCTTCTCTTTTATTTTCTTCAATCAATCCAGCACCTTCAACAGGATTTACAGAATTATGGAACGGAACTAGTTGGACGGAAGTGAATGACTTAAATACTGGAAGAGGTAATGGTGCAGGATCTAATGCAGGAACTTCTACAGAAGCATTGTTGACAGGAGGATATGCTGTTACAGTTTACTCAGCAAATACAGAATCTTGGAATGGAACATCGTGGGCAGAAGTTAATGATTTGAATACAGCAAGAGCGGATCTAGCTGGAGCAGGAACTTATACTTCAATGTTAGCTTTTGGAGGAGAAACACCTCCAGTTACAGCAGTAACAGAATCTTGGAATGGTACGAGTTGGAGTGAGGACACAGATTTAAACACTGCAAGATCAGCTTTAGGAGGATCTGGTGCTTCTAACACAACAGCTTTAGCTTTTGGTGGTTTTGATACAGCAAACACAGCTGCAACCGAAGAATGGACAAAACCAACCTTTACAGTTAAAACAATAACATCGAGTTAATTATGGCAACATATAAAGAAATTTTTGGAACAAATATAGAGGTCTTAGCATCGGATCCAGCGAATCCTGTTCAAGGACAAGTTTGGTATAACTCAACTGATAATGTGGTTAAGGGTCTTGCTGCTACAACTGCTGGAGCTTGGGCTACGGGTGGAAATATGAATTCTGCAAGATATATTCTTGCAGGAGCTGTTCAAGGCACACAAAATGCAGGTCTTGGATTTGGAGGTTATCAACCACCTCCAGGTTTCAATTATTTAACTAACACAGAATCTTATAACGGATCAACTTGGACTGAAGTAAATGATTTAGCTACTGGAAAAGCTTATCTTGCAGGAGCAGGAAATCAAGGTGCAGCGATAACTATAGGTGGAAGATTAACAGGAAGCAATGCTCAAACAGCACAAACAGAGTCTTGGAATGGAACGTCCTGGTCAGAAGTTAACGATTTAAACACAGCACGAGGAGATTTAGCAGGAGCAGGATCACAAACTTCCGCAATAGCTTTTGGATCTTTAACAAATGTAACAGAAACTTGGAATGGAACAAGCTGGACAACAGTTCCAGCAACTATGAATACTACTAGACGATTTCTTGCTGGAAGTGGAGATGATAACACTGCTGCACTTGCAATTGGTGGTGAATCGCCAGCGATTGTAGCTAACACAGAATCTTATAACGGATCAACTTGGACTGAAGTAAATGATTTGAACACAGCAAGAAGTGGACTTGCAGCTTTTGGTAGTTCAACTGCTACTTTAGCTTTTGGTGGTAGAACTCCGACTCCACAAGCTGTAACTGAAATATGGAATGGTACGAGTTGGAGTGAGGACGCAGATTTAAGCTCAGCAAGATCATTTCTAGCTGGAGGAGGAACATCTACATCTGGTTTAGCTTTTGCTGGTGGGCCATCAACCGCAACCGAAGAATGGACAGGTGCAGGATCTCCATTAACTGTTACTTTCACAGACAGTTAAGCCTTGTAATATCTTTTAAATAAGATATATAAATACAAAACAGATAAAGGATTAAAGATGACTAATAAAAAAGACGTTAAAGAAGTAATTCAACAAGAAGAAGCTCACTTAAATAATTTATTAGAGCCACAAGATTTAACCGACTTTAAAGGTATGGTTGATGAGTTAAGAGACACTTGGACTAAAAAACAAATGTTTCGAACAGAAACCGAAGCAAGATTTTCGGTACTTCAAGACAATCGATACCCAACTAAAGCTGCAAAATACTGGCAGTGTGTTCGAGAACAATCCTCTTATTTAGATAACTTGATGACGTTGTCATTTGATTATAGAAGAAATGAAGCAAAAATTACTTGGTTAGAAAAGAAAATAGATAAAGAAGAAGATGAATACAAAAGAACTAAATACGAAATAGATTTAGACGAATGTAGATTTGCTAAAGCCTCTATGGAAAAAGTTGCAAAACATAGAATGCGAGAAATCAAAATGTGGTCTAAATTGAAAAAAGAATTTAATGATGGATCATTTAATGATAAAGATGTAAACCAACATCAATTAGAATCGTATGGATTACAATACTTTGAGAAAGCTAAAACACTTAATGAGCATTCATCAGAGTCTGAGAAATTTAATATCTTAGGTCAACTGCAATCTCTTCAAAGAATTAAGAAATCTGGTGAATTAGAAAGTAGTTATAAAGAGCAAGAGAAATTAACTCAGGATGATAAGAAAAAAACGTAAATTATTTTTTCTTGTAGCACTACCTAGATCTGGAAATACATTACTCGCATCAATTTTAAATCAAAATCCAGACATAGCTGCAACTGCTAATTCGATGACATTAGAAATAATGAAAGTTTTATTTCTATTAAAACAAACCGATGTATTCAAAAACTATCCAGATCACAAATCTTTAGACAATGTATTAAACACGGTATTTGATAATTACTATAAAGACTGGCCTCAAAGAATTATTGTAGATAGAGGGCCTGTGACTACACCTGGTAATTTTAATTTAATGCAAAAACATTTTGGCAATCGTTTTAAAGTAATTGTATTAGTTAGAGATTTAATAGATGTACTAGCTTCTTTTGTTAAGTGGTTTGAAAATGAACCCACTGCATATCCAAATAAATTAGGTAAAAATATAGAAGAAAAATTATGGGCTTTAATGGATAAAAATGGATCTATTGCTAAAGAATTAATAGCAATACAAAATGCATTTAATTATAAAGAGATATGTCATTTTATTAAGTATGATGATTTAGTTAAAAATCCACAACAAACTATTACTAATTTATATCAGTTTTTAGACGAGCCTTTATATCCACATCAGTTTTCAAACTTGAAACAATTTCAATTAAATGGTATAGGCTATGACGATAAAGAGCTTGGAAATAATTTACATATGATACGAACAGAGGTGAGAAAGGAAGACAATCCTTATAAGTCTATGATACCAAAAAGTATAGTAGATGCATATGGACATATTACATTCTAATGAATTTTGATTTTGTATTTCTAGGTCAATCTATATTAAAGTATCAGGTACCATTAGATATTTTTCATTCGATTAACCATATTTATGAAAGTAATTTTCATAATTTACATCCTGCTAATAAACAACTTGTGGGTAAAATAGAAAATGAACATAGTTTGTTTTATAATGGTAATGATGAGTCTAAGGTAAAAAGACATAATATATTACCTAGAGATGTCACTAATTATTTTTTAGAAATATTTAAACACTATTTAGCATTTAATAAAATTAGAGATTATGAACTCCATTTAAATTCTATATGGGTGAATGAAATGAAACAGCACGAGTATAATCCTGCACACATTCATCGAGGCACTTTATTTACGGGTCTATCTTCAGTAATGATTTTAAAACTACCATCAACCTATGGTCGAGAATATTCAAACGATCAAGTTCCACAAAATGGAAGACTCCAAATATTAGGTGCAAGTAATGGTCAGTTTGCAAAAATAGATTATCAACCTCCAATGAATTTAAGAGATTTTTATGTATTTCCATATGATATGAGACACTGTGTATATCCATTCAATGGAACTCAAGAGACAAGAAGAACTTTAGCTGCAAACTGTGATGTACAGTTTGATCCAATTAAAAACAGAGGAGCGATATGATAAT